GTAATTGCCGTCTGAGCGCCAGCATATACTGTTGGTGTATAGATAAACCCTTTTTGTGGGCTGACAACCCCAGTAAATGTTACTGAATCTGCATTGAATGTTGCAATTCTCTGTAATGTATTTGAACCTGTTGGAGTATTCCAAAATTGAATTTGGGTTCCTCTATTAGTATCACTGAAGTTTTCTGAAGCAACGAAATCAATTTTAGTGGGACTCGATGCAGGAAATTGTGTTCCTGTGTATCCATTACCAACGATTCTCATCATTACATCATTAGCTAATGTTGCGGCTGGTAAATCAGCAGAACCACGACCCATACGACCTACTAATACAGGATATGTATTTGCCCCAAAACTATCAAGTACAACTCTTGTTACAGAATTTGCTTTACCTGTAACTTGTAACATATAGTTGGTATTTGAAGGTGCAACAACCGCAGCATTGTTACTTGCAGTTATGTTGACAAGTGCTTTTGTTGGATCAAATGTTGAACTATTAAAATCAATATAGCCCTGTGTAATTACATTACCTGTAATTGTCAGATCACCTGCGAATATACCTGTAGCATTTGCAAGTGCATTATTTGCTTTGTTAAATGCTGATTGAGCTAATACGTTTGCACTATTTGCCTGTGTGAATGCGGCATTTATACTTGTATTTTGTACAAGATTAATTGCTTGTATTACTACAGTATTTGCGGCTGATGTATTTGCCGTAGCAAACGCAGCAATTGAATATGCATTAGATGCTGCGGCAGTTGATTGTGTCGTTCCATCAGAAAATGTAATAAATGATTGTGTATTCAAAACAAAACTATTGGAAGTCATTCTCGCAACAACGTTAGCCGCAGAACCACCACCAACAATAAATCTCAACTGTGTATTTGATGTTGTAGTTCCTACAATCAAGTTGCCGCCATTCGAACCAGCAGTACCTTGAACATACAAGTAACCATCTTTAGGATTAATAGCAGTGCCTATGTTATTGAACTCAGAACCAGGTTGATAGTTTTTATTTGCATAACCCATATCAATGAAATTTGCAGAATCAGTACCGCCTGAACCTGTATTTGCAGTAACAACAATGTCAGCAGTACCACCATCGTTCGTGTTCACCAAGTTTGTTTGAATGTATGAATTCCCACTCAAAGAAAATTGTGCAATTGTATTAGGTAAATTTTGATGATTTACACCAACATTAAGTATTTCATTTGAATATAGTCCTTGAGCCAAAGTGTGTGCGGTTATTTTGCCCGTCACACCAGATGAAATATCCACACCAGCAAATAGTGTATTTGCGGTATTTGCATCAATATCGTCGATTGATGGTAGTTGAGAGATTTTTACAGTACTCATTTGTTATCCTAAGAGAATGAAATCGCCATCTTCTGTTATTAATGAATCCCCAGACTCAGTTATAATCTGTGGGTAATATTGTGTTCCTACTGGTCCATATAATATGACATTGCCATCATATGCAGACAATGTTCTTGATACAGACAAGAATGAATTGGCATTACTTGATAAATTGCTTGTTAAAACGATTTTATTGTTTATGTAATCAACACTTGATACTGTTTTTTGTGCATTATTTGCAACAAGAACAATATCGCCAGATCGAACAATATCTTTTAATGGATACTGCGTGTTACTGTAAATTCCATTATTAATAATATTATAGGAATTTGTCAACGTTCGAATATTTATGACATTACTACCTGAATTTGCAGTCACATTTGCCACATTTGCAAAAGCTAACCATACATTATCTTTTAATGTTACTGTATTTGCAATTGGATCAAATGAAGTTATTTCGGAATGAACTTTATCGTTATTCGATGTAACAAAAGATAATATAGTATTTGCAAAAATGAATCCGGAAATATTTGCGCCAGCCAAGTTATTCAGTTGTACAATATTATTACTGGGATTACTGAATGTTGCAGACATAGTAACATTAGAACCTGCTGCACCAGTATAATACGACAACGGTAAACCTGTATTTAAAACATTTAAGGCTTGAAAATTCATTGCATTATTAGACTTCATTGCAAAACGACCAAGTACTTTCATACCTGTAGGATGCAATAAATTAAGTAATGTGGATCTGTACTTCTCAATTTCTTTTTCTAGTGTAATCTGGTAAGTATAGTTATTGAAGTTTGTACTTTGTAATACATCAAACGAACTAGGTTGACCAGTAGTATCTAAGTATTGTCCTTGACTAATTACCAAACCATTTAAGAAAAATGCGTTAGCTTTTGCAGATCCATCACCATAAGTGATAACACCATCTGAATTATATCTTGTTGCACTAGTGTTCAAAGTCGGATATTGATTCGACATATCCATTACAATACTCTTTGTATCTACTTTGATCGGTAAACTAATATTAGGTAAAGAGTTATAGTTATATACTCTTAGATTATATAATGATTCTTGTGTGTTTGCAAATGCGTATACTTGATTTATCGAAGATACTGTTGCAAAATATACTGCGTTTGCATATGATGTACCTTGATAAACAATATCACCAGTCTTTACAATATTATTGATTAATACATTACTAACAATGATATCCTGTACTTTCAATGATACATTAGGTGCTGAAACATAATCTTCACCAAATTCGGTTACATTAATTGTTGTAATTGTACCAACACGATCAGTAATTGCACTGAATGTTGCACCATCACCTAAAATACCAGATACGTATAAGGATGCATTTGAAGCCTGTACATTTGATGATGTGACTGTTAGTGTGGGTAATGAAATTGATGTATAGCCCATACCACCAAGAGGGTAACGATTTGGATACTCACCTTTTTTATAAACATAACCAACTGATGTAATCGAACCTGTTGCATTGACGGTCAATACGTTTGCTCTGGCTCCATTACCTGTACCACCAATAAAATTAATTACATCATTTGCTACGTAACCTTTGCCGCCTGCAACAATTTGAATTGGTGCAAGAATACCCAAGTTTTTAAGATCACCATAAGCCTCATCAACATCAGATTCATAAAGTGATGAAGCTGTAATTGATGGTGGTGTTGAAATTCCACCACCACCATTTTGAACAATTACAGATGAAATAGGATAAGTTGAAAATGCTAAAAAAGTAAAGGCATTAGCCAAAGACGTATTTGCATTAGCTGTTAAGTTATTTGCAAATTGATAATTTTGTTGTGTCCATAATCCAGTAGCTGAGTTATAAGTGTTTGCGCCAGAACTTGTCGCAATATTTCCAATATAATGAAAACGCTTCAGTGAAATGTAATCTCTAGGTATAAAAGCTACGTTTGCCGTAGAATTTGCGGCAGGATTAAAACTACCAGGTGCGGCAAGTGCTCCTCCACCGTTAGTGATATTGATTGTTGTTTTTGTATTTGCATTGATTACTGCATACCCAAATCCACCAGAATTGACTGTAATGCGTTGAATTGCACCAGCGGTAGTTGTACCCACCTTTGCAGATGCACCAAGTCCATTGGCGGAATTTAGACCATTATAAACAATGACAGGATCATTAGGTTGATAAAAATTACCTCTATTATTTGGATCAATTTTAATTTGACTAATTTGACCAACAACTTTGGCTCTGAGTGTTTGACCAGCAAATAAAACATCTTGGTTATTTGAATCAACAACACGAACAAATTCACCAGATTGAAACAATCTTTGAATATTCGAAATGAATACTTCAATTTTTGTTCCAACTAATACTGAATTTTCAATTGTTGCAATAGATTTGGTTGTTTCACCAAAGAGTCTTAAATTATTAGTATTTAAAAAATTGACATTACTGGATGCGAGTTTTAAACTTCTTGCTACATACCACTTACCAGCCGAAGCTCTTAGAACAGCATCTTTTGTGTAGAAGAAGTCTACATCCGAATTATAAAGAACTCTAAAAAGAAATTGATAAGATGCTGGTGTTCCTTTTGTCTTATATAACTCTCTTGCAATTTTTGTAACTTTCTGTTTATCTGCTAATATTTCTTTTGGAAAATAAGGTAAAAAATCATTATAAAGATAATCCAAAAATTGATCAGTTGTATTATCAATATCCCAATAATTTGTTAGATTTTTAGATACATCAGTAACCTTGCCAGATTGTTCCATCCATTCATAATAAGCCTGTAGGAACAAGGTAAAATTTTGATATGATGGATCATCCCGAATAAATTTAGGAAGCTGTGATGGTATAAGTAACGATGTTTTATTGTTATTTGGTATCATGTATTTTTAGTAATAACATTTACTGTGATTGCAGTTGGATCAAACGGATCAATTGTAATAATTCTATTATATGTAGACGATATAATCGAAGTTGAAGGATTTGCGGTTACTGTTAGTTGACCTAATTCATTATCTACGTTAATTGGTCCAAACGAGTCTAATGTGATAAATCCATTATTATAATCAATTGTTCCAATATTTTGATTTAATATTGTTTTAACATTTGTTGTATTATTATAATAAGTTCTAAGTGTACCAGTTCTACCAGTTAAATTAACAACAACTGCACCTAATTGGCCTGTTGTATCTCCCGATTGTGCTGTTACTGTAGCTATAGCACTGCTATAACCAGTTCCAGAACTATCGATAACAATATTTGATATACTTCCATTGTTAACTACGGCGTGTGCTGTAGCACCCGTTCCATCTCCTAGGATAGTGATTTTTGGAGCATACTGATAATTGAATCCTGGATTAATAACTGAAATTGATTCTACTCCCCCTGTCGATGAGGGAACTTCTTCAATGTAGACACCGTCAATAATATTTGATAAATTTGTTGGATCTCTAAATTGCAGAGCAGGCGTAGAAGATACGCCACTCAAAAACATTCCTTTTTCTAACGGAACATTGTAAATTAATTTGTATGTTGTTGATGTATCCAAATTAGGAAATAATTTCTTTTGTAACTGAATTGTGAATTCACTTGTGATAATAGACTTATCATAAGTTTGAATAGCAGTTAAAACATCAAACGTATTAAATGTTGAATTGAATGTGTTTAAGTTTGTTGTGGCATAATTTTGTATTGCAGTAGTAACACCACTTTGAATTTGTGAAGAAGTCGCTATAGTTTTTGCTGGATTATAGTAAACATTAACTGAAAGTTTTATGTATGTATAATCCGGATCAACAATTGCTGGTGTGACTGTCAGTACACTAATTGGTTTAATAACCTCTTTTATTAATCTTTCTTTTTGAGTTTCAGTAATATTGTACGCACCAGTCGGTTTCATAGATACGAAAACTTGTCCATAAACTGGTGGATCATTTTCTTCTCCACCCCAAACATTTACAGAATCAAATGTAATGCCTAAATTATTTTTCTGAATAATAGAAATATAATCATCTTTTGTTACAGCACGATTTTGTGAGGAATATGCTTTAGGTGCTTGATATTTAATTGAAGCAATAGATTCTTTTTCTGAACCACTAGAAGCTGCTACAACAGGAATAATATTGTAAGAAGATAATCCTTGTAAAGAATTCATTAATACAAAATTATTTGCCCCAGAAGATGCAGTTCCTCTTGTTGAAATATAAGAAATACTTACGATATTACCATCAGCAAGCAGAGTACCTAATACTCCGTCACCAAAATATATTTGATAGTTGCCATTCAATGCTTCTTGTAAAAAATAAACGTCTGATGTTGAATTTAGTTCTAGATAGTTTACAGCAGGTTCGAATATTGTATAGTTTGTATTAGACGATGATTCTTGAACATAAACTAAAATGGTAGAAGTATCAATATTTGGATCTGGCAATTCAAATATATAACTTGGATTTGATACGCTATTTACAGTAAATGAGTACGTAGTTGGAATGCCTTGTTTTAGTTCAATATTAGTAATTAAAGCAGTATTATTTGAGGTATTTACTGTATGTGAATCTGTAGTAATAAAATTATAATTCACACCAGATACTGCTTCCGCCATAAAATTAGTATATCTAGGAAGAGTAAATGAACTATTAGCAACACCATTTGCCTGAAAGTTAATAAATGCAGTTGGTGCAATTGCGGATTGTGGAGTATAATTCAATAATTTTGCATGAGAAACAACAGATGAACGCTGAATCGATGAATCCAAAAACATTTCATTTGCAACCATATTCAAATAGAAAGCATTATATTGTGTGTTGTATGATAAAACATCAAGCAATACAGACATAGCAGAGCCGGAAAAATTATAATCCTTAAATACGGTTTGAGTTTGCAAATAATCTATAAAGTTCTGTTTAATGCTACTAAAATCTAAATCAGTAACTTGTATATTTGTATTAGACGATGACATTATCTGGACCTTTGTAGGAGTAGATTTACTGCTGTTGGTGAAGAATTATTACCTATGAAAAATGTCAACGAAACATTATAAGCATTTTGATCTATATTTGTTTGGACAATAACGGATATAATAGAAACTCTTGGTTCAAAATTGGTAATTGTATTGGTTATTTCATTTTGAAGTAACGATGCAGTCAAAGGATCTATATTTTCAAATAATAATTTAGTTACATTAGAACCAATCTGAGGTTGAAATAATCTATCATATGTATTTGTTAATAAAAGATTTCTGACTGAACGAATAACTGATTGCTCATCATAACTCAATGCTACATCACTCGTAACAGGAACTCTGTTAAAAGTTAAATCTAAATCTGAGTATATTTTTTTTAATGTTGACATAAGTATATTTATGATGTGTTTGCCGCACTATTGGCGGTATTTGCTGAAATTTTAGCTATTAAACTAGGTGAACCAATTACATTGTTGATTAATCCAGTTTTAGTATTACCCATAGCACTAAAACCACTTAAAAACATATAATTTTGCAAGGTTGTCATAGATGTACTATAAAAGAACCAATCTTGTGATCTACTATTGTATAAACTTGATTGCACGTTAGTTAAGTCATTTGCAACGTTAAAACACATACTAGATGTTACGTTTCCTGCTGTATTTGCGATAACAATTACGTTTGCATCGTTTGCTATGGTTAGTGTGTTTGCAGTTAATATATCATTTATAAACAAACTTGTCATACAACCTAGTGTGGAAACAGCATTAGCAATACCATCTGTTTTATTTAACAACATTGTTAATTGAGTACCTGAACCAATAATCATATCATAAGTTGGTATTGTATATGTTCCAATATTTGCGGATACACCTGAAACATTATTTGTATGTGAACCAAAAGCAGAAACTTCAAGTAAACAATTGTTCGCAGAAAGTGCTAAAGCATTGGCTGCGTTTGCTAAATCACCATTTAAAGGTCCTGAACCTGTATTTGCAGAATTAACGTTTGCAATAGCAACCGCAGCAGCATTAATTAAAATCAAATTATTTGCCATTGAAGTACAGAAACCAAATGTTGGATTCTGAAAATAATCTGTTTTAACTATTGAACCGTTAGCAAGATCACTAATTTGCCATGGTGCAAAATTAGTTGTATTTGACACTAAATTTATAGTGTTTGATTGATCTGAATTTAAATTGATTAAAGAACCAAATCTACTATTATCAAAACTGTAATTAAAATTATTAAAAACACCCATAATATCTCCAATTATAAATTATACAACACTTGAACCGTTTGGTGGAGGAGATGTTGGTCCACCACCTGAAGGTGCAACATGATTATGCGTTCCACTAAAAAGTCGCCAAATTGCTAAAGGACCAAATACATCAGAAGCTATTCCAGCAAGAGTAACGCCTGCTTTTTGTAATGGCGCTGTTTGACTTATGGTGGATGTTGTGACTCCTGTAGGAATAATAGGTCCTGGAGTAACAAATCCAATGTTAGCACCACCTAAAGTTTCCAAACCACCTGTTCCAAATACTTTACCCAATGCATTAACATTTGTTTTTGATGATACTGAACCAGCAGTTATTCCACCAGAAACTACTAATCCACCAGTAATAATTACATTACCTCCAGTATTCAATAGAATACTTTTCGATTGTCCTGGTAATTGACCACCAGCAGAGATCGCAACAATTCCTTCAGAAGCAACATCTAAATTACCAGTAACATGAATTTTTGCATCTTTTCCAGTTTTAGCATATAATGATCCATCAACTTGTATATTAGAATCTCCGTATACATGAAGTTTTGAATCATTGTGTACTTCAATGTTACAAACACCCTGAATAACTACGTTTTCATCATTGACAACAATAGAGAAATTATTACCATAAACTCTCTGTTCATAGTCACCATTTGGCTTCATATGAATCAACGTGCCTGTTTTACCATGTTGAAATAGAATTCTTTCTTTTGTTGGTGTGTCATCCATCAAGAGAAAGTGACCAGATTCAGACTGTTTGACATTAATATACGGGTATGTTCCAATTTCGATTGCTTCTGAATACCATATACTTCCAGCTGGTGCTTGAATCATATTAAACTACCTTAACTAAAACGGTTGGTGTGAAAGAAGTTTTTGCATTTGTTAATGAATTTTGAACTGTTGAAACAGCCGAGGTTATATTGTTACTTAGATTGCCACCTAAGTTAGAGGCATTTGTAGCAATATCCTTAGCTCCGTCAGCAACCTGTTGTGTATATGTTTGAGCTGCTGCCAAATTACTTTGTAATTGTTGATACTGTGTTAATAATCCACCAGTACTGATATTGAGTGAACCAGATAAAGCACTGGCTAATCCTGCTGCCAACAATCTTACACATTCACTTAAAGCATTTGCTATCAATAATGGTAATGATGCAATAAATTTAAGAATTAAGTTTATATATTGTTGCACTTGTATGATCGTCACAACAATATCATTGTATATACTGAGAACATAATTAACGACTTCTAATATGCCAGCAATATAAGATGCAACATCTTTAATTAATTGTACCAAAGGACTTGCCAAACCTAGTGCATCTTCAATGAGACCTCTAATCTGTGCAATAATTGTCTGCATCGTTGCACTCTTCAATAAAATATCCATCTTCAGTACTGGTGTACCCAAAGATGTTTGTGATATTTTTACGACTTGACCTTTTGAATTTAAACTATATCTATTTACATTCTTTGTCGCAGGTGCACCAAAAGGCTCACAAATATGAAATACATTTGAATTTGAAAAAGCAATTCCAGTATTTGCAATAATACCTCTAGCTAAATTGGAGATTGTAGCGTTTCCTTTAATGATTGCATCACCAATATTTCTAACTTCTGGAGGAACACTTTCACTCAAACTATTAAAACTTGAAGAATTCGTTTGTGTTACTGCTAAATTAACAATAGCCATTATATATCCTAACTTGAATATGGATTAGTCAAATTTACAGGAACAGGTGCTGTATTTGTTCCAACTCCAGTGTCTACTTGACTTACGCCTGGGAGAATTCCCAAAATAATAGGAAATTGACCAGATTCACCATCCATAAAAAAACCAAGAACCCAGTCGTGTTTATTTATTGATGTATTTGTTCCTGATCCATTTGTTGGTAACATTGCTTGCGCCCAAGGTAAATCGGAATCTTGTATAGAGTCACCATACCATCCAAATATACGAACTTGAAAACGACCAAGACCCAAACCATCTTCACGATTCATTACTTCACCTACCCACCATACAAAACCATTTAGTCCTGCAAAGTTATTAACTACCTTTGTCATTGAAAAATTCCCTTAACCGTATTTTTAAATAATGTAGATGTGCTATCTATTTGTGGATACTTTGTAGATACACTTTCTTTAGTTATTTCAAGAATGGTTTTATATTCAGTTAGACCAATGAGATGCTTCACACCAGTTATTAAGTAATTACCAGAATAGTATGGATCTAGTTCTTTACTATTTACAACCTTAGACATTAAATTAAAAGTTATTACTTTTCCAATAGTTAAATTTGAATCTCCTGGAACTGATATTCTAACTCTTGTATAATTTGCTAATGCTAATTGTGCTGTTCTATAAGGTATATATGTCTCTGCAAATATATCAGAACCACCAGAATTTGTAGGTCCTTGAGATACATAAGAATCTTTATTTGAATCAAAATTTGAAAATACTAACTTAGTTAATGCTTGTGGTGTTTGATTTAGTGCATCATTATTTCTATTTACAAAATTATTTGTAATAGGAAAAAAATTTAATAGTTTTCCTGCAACAGTAGTTGGATCTGGTACTATAGGTGGTGTTCCAAATGATGGATTAGTTAATTGACTTCCTGTTCCAACTGCACCTGCCTGTCCATTAGTATATAAACCGTAATCAAAATTTGTAACTTTTCTTGTTCTTGTTAAAGGATTAACAGATATTAATTGATTAGCAAATAAACCTGAATGTATACCACCTAATACATCATATGAATCTAATATTTCATATGTAATTACATTATATGAAGATGTATTAAGATTGCCACTATCTAAATTTTTTGGTTTATATGTATATGTGTAATATGATGGTACTTTCATCATTGTTTGAATTGATCTAAAATTGTATCCGTATTTGTCTTCATAAAAAATCATATCAGAACCAGCACCATTTACTGGAGAAGTTCGTGCATATACAGTCAGCCAATTTATAGCATCAAATGGTGCAATAGTCGGTAATATAAAATCATATTGGCCATAAGTAGCATCAATATTTACAATTCTATTTGATGGTACTTTTAAATATGAATTGAGAATATCTATAATTATGTCAGATACAACATAAGACTTATATGATTTTGAAATTTTATATTGTGACGATAAAATTAATTCTTCTGAACAAAAATAAAGAACATATGATTCTTTATATACAGTTCCTTCAAGTGTTCTTTTACCTAATTTATAAACACGAAATAATTTATCAATTTTATTAAATGAATCACCAGATTTACTAAATGTTAATCTTAAAAATTCATTACCCATCAATCCTAAAGTTTCAATATAACCACTTGCTTCAGCAATTACTACGTACCCATATGAAACATTATCAAATAAGTCTTCAGTATATGCCACTTCTACCATCATATTTTTTAGATCGAAAGTGGAGACAGAAGTAACCAATAGTAAATTAGTTAGTGCAAAATCTTTTGGATTTGAAAAACCAGTAGATGTCAATTTAACTTCCTAATAAATTTGAGAGTTGTTTTTCAAAATCATCAGCATATTTTTTGTCTATGAGATTTATATTTCTTTTTGCTTCATTTTGTTTAATTTCATACTCATAAATGCTAACTATTGATTTAGTTGTAGTTTGTGATATTGATCCATTTGCCCCACCAAAACTTTGTGAAATTGTGCCTGTTTCAGTCAATAAATATGTTGGATAATCAACAACAATAGTCGTAGAAGTTGTATTCAATGTTACACTATCTGTTGTCGTAATTGTTTTATTATATTCTTGCACAGTACTTTGAATATATGATAATACATTATTACTTGATGCTGCGGTACGATATTTATTAACTAAATATAAATCAAGTTGCTGAGTAGTCAATGGCCATCCCCATTGTGGATCGATTATTTGATTACAAAGTAAAACCATCCAATATCGATATGAATCACCATAATATTTATTTGCTACAATTTCAGGAGTATCCTCTTCTTGAATATCATAACTATAAAATAATAATGGATTATTTAAAAGAGAAGGAATAATCTCTACTCTCCGTAATATATTTGTTAATATTAAGGCATTATTATTATAATCTGTTGTTAAAACTTTTGGAAATGAATTAAAATATAACATTATCTTCTCTGATCCCCATTAACACCAGACTGTTTGAAATAATCTCTTGTAAGCATGTCCAATTCCTTAAATGATAATGTTAATTGTCTTTGAACCATAGAACCATCAGGATAAGCAGCAAATCCATTTGGTGCATCGTTAACATCCATTGAAGTCAATACACACTTACCATATTTTGGTAAAACATTACTTGGTTGTCCATTTACATAAAAATCTAACTTAAATTGTGAGGGCGGAACAAGAAACATACTATTTGTTGGGTCTGATGATGAACTCAGACTTGGAGAAGAATAAAATCTAAACTGATTTATTATACTGTTTATGACTTCAGCTTCATCTTGTGATTTAGGAGTAAGCGTAAATGTCAAATCAAAGGTTCTCAAACCAGTTCCTCGATATATCATTTGAACTTGAGGATTAATTGAATAACCTTGTGCTTTTAGTGCAAATGATGCTATATTGCCTATATTAACACCAGCACTAGTTCCAAAATTTGTTGCTGCTGCCAATAATCCAGGTGTAGTGCTTGAATCATTTCCGATATTTTTTAGCTTTTGTGTTAATGTTGAGTCATTTCCGCCTATACTATCTATAGCTCTCAAAGTTGCCACAGTAGGTCCTAAATCAGCAGATAAGTTCATTTCTTCATATGAAGAAGTATATGTTGCTGCTAATGTATCTGGCATATATAAAGAGATTGTTGATTTTACTTCGGTTAACGGCTCTGTTATATTTAATCCCACAGTACCTAATAATGTAGATGCGGCAACCAATGAGCTACTATTTAATGTTCCATATACTGCACCGAAACCAGCACCAACAGCACCCCCTAATAAATATCCATTGATAGCACCAAGAATTGCAGGAGATACTGCACCTGCAGCAGCTAGTGTTGGAGAAAGTGTTATTTTATTGATAGATTTGTTATAGTTTCCTGGTTCTACATCATATATACTAAATGTAACCCAATGATTTTTGTTGTTCAATGAGTTTGGATTACTAGCACCTAAATCGTAAGGGTACCTATAATTACTAAGTCTATCAGAAGTTTTAGTATACAACGATGATAAAGGACCAACTGCTACGCCAGATTCAATATAAGAATCTATTTCTTCTGCTTTTTTTGTGATAGAAACAGTTGCCATTTAAAATTCCTTTTTAACTTTATAGTATATTTATATGCCTTATTCAGGTAAATTCACTCCAAAAAATCCACAAAAATATGTTGGTGATCATAAAAATATAATTTATCGTTCCTCTTGGGAATGTAAAGTCATGTCTTGGTTAGATAAAGATGATAATATTATTTCTTGGGCATCAGAAGAACTTATTGTGCCATATATTTCTCCGGTTGATGGTAGGTGGCATAGATATTTCCCTGATTTTTTAGTAAAAACAAAAACTAAAGATGGTTCTTTAAAGACTTTACTTATAGAAGTGAAACCTAAAAAACAAACAATTCCGCCTAAACAGCGTAACAAATTAACTAAGCAATATATAAATGAAGTAACCACTTGGGGAGTAAATCAAGCGAAATGGAAAGCTGCAAATGAATACTGTATTGATCGTAATTGGGAATTCAAAGTTGTTACCGAACATGATCTTGGACTGGTATAAATAGATATATGACACAAAAACAATCAAATCTATCCGAAATATCAGAAAAACTATCGGGAACTCAATATCAACTATTGAGCAGTCAGTCTTTTTCTTGGTTACAGGAAAAAATAAAAGAAATTAGAAATTTTTCTAGAGAACGTGCCAATATTGCAGCAGAAACTTTTAGATATAAAGTTAAAAGATTTAGAATAGGAAAATTATTTTTCTTTTTCTATGATCCAAAAGGTAAAAATGATTTACCATATTATGATATATTTCCACTTGTTATAATTCTAAAAAAATATGACGATGGATTTTTAGGTTTAAATCTACACTATCTACCATTAATTATGCGAATAAGATTTTTAAATAAATTATTAAAACTTGCAAAATTTAGTGATGAAAATGAAATAGAATATATGCGTATCTCATATGATATTTTAAATGCAACTAATAAATATAAAGAATTTAGACCTTGTATAAAAAGATACTTATATTCACATATTAGATCAAAATTACTAGAAGTTCAGCCAAACGAATGGGAAGTTGCAGCACATTTACCAATACACTCTTTCAAAAAAGCAGGAGCACCAACTGTTTGGAAAGATTCAAAAGAAAAAATAAAACAAAGAGATGAAGAATGACACGTTCAATTTCAGAAATGTTATCGAGTTTCAAAAAAGACATAGCAAGACAATCTAGATTTGATGTTAGTATTACGTTACCAGCTGTTTTATTTGATAAAAAACTTATTAATTATTCAGATGAACGATTACTAACCTTGAGGTGTGATGCCGCTGAATTTCCTGGCAAAACTTTTGCCACGGTAGAACAAAAATTTGGAACAAATCCAATTGAAAAGTATCCGTACCAGGTGGCACATGATGATATTTCTTTAACTTTTATAATATCTGGTGATATGCAAGAAAAAATAATTTTTGATTCTTGGATGAAGTTAATAATGCCTTATAATGATTTTAATCCTACATACAAATATACTGGTCTAGTTCCAAATTATGTTTCAGAAGTTACCATTTCTCAATATAATGTAACTGGTGATCGAGTTTATGAAAACACATTAGTAGATGCATATCCGATTTCAGTAAATCAATTAGAATTAGACTGGTCTTCTGATAATTTTCACAAATTAACAGTATTATTTGCATACACATATTGGAAATCACCTACATATAATTTGCTTGTGAATAAATAGAGAATTCATATTCTATATTATATTTACTGAAACAAAATCATTTCCAGATAACCTAAATAATCTAATAAGAAAAATTTTAACATAATGTAATGAAATATAATGAGGAGATTTTACAATGGCCCTACCCCGTATAGATACACCAATTTATGAAATTGATTTGCCTTTATCAAAAAAACATATTCGATTTAGACCTTTTTTAGTCAAAGAGCAGAGAAATCTGTTAATGGCAATGGAATCTGATGATAAAGAAACTGTAGAAAAAAATATTAAACAAGTATTACACAATTGTACTTTGACTGAAAATATTGTTATTGAGTCATTGCCTATTATTGATGTTGAATACTATTTCTTAAATCTACGTGCAAGATCAGTTGGAGAAATTGTTGACAATAATTATCGTTGTGAAAATGAAGTAGACAATGTGATTTGCAATAATTCAATGAACGTAAAATTTAATATTCTTGATATTAAAGTAGAGATGAATGAAAGCGTTAAAGATATAATTCAATTAACAGATAGTATCAGCATTAAATTAAAATATCCAGAATTTTCAATTATTGAAATGTCTTCAAAATTTGATAATTCTACAGATATGGCATTTAATATGGTAGTTCAAAGTATAGAATACATTTATGATGGTCAACAGTTTCATTATGCTAAAGAAGCAGATCCTGGAGAATTAATAGAATTTATAGAATCATTAAATCAAGAACAATTTAAAAAGATCGAAGAGTTTTTTGAAAATTTGCCAACTTTAAATAAAAAAATTGATGTCAAATGTAAGAAATGTGGGTTTGAGCATGTTATATATGCGGAGGGACTAGAAAGTTTTT